CATCAGTTAGTTCTCCTTCCATCTGATAGCTACTATTATACTATAGTTTGAAGGGAATGTAAATAGCCAATATGCATATTTTTTACATATTTTTATAGACAAATTCGATAGCACGATCCGCTTCGACCTCGAAAGAACGACCTTGGTACCAATGACCTGTCTCTGCGTCAAGCTCTCGACAGAGTACTGCTACCTCATGAGCCGTGATAGGATACTCACGGCGAACTGCGTTTGCGGCGATTGATACCATTAAACGATACATCGTATGATACCAACCAGTTCCATTGATTGCCTTATAATCGTCAACGAGTTTTTTGTTAACGAACGGACAGTCATTGTAACTCTGCCATGTTATGCTAGTGTTCTCCATCTTTGATTTGCGGTGGTTAATAACTTCCTTTTGGATTGACTCAGGTAGTCTATCAAGAAACGTCTTACCTTGTTTCTCAACCATAGGATGCTTATTCATAAGTTCCATAGGATTAATCCAACTACCAGCAACATTAGTAAAGATAAAGTTGTTAGCGCCAGCATAGCTTGCAGGGATGTAATACATTCTAGATAAGTCCTTAGTCTGCCCATCTCCGATGCGTCCGAGCTCTTCGTTGAGGGCAAACCAAAAGTGTTTGATTCTAGATTGTTCAACCTTAGTTGTAAGTGGGAAGACGAGCCGAAACTTTGGGAAATCGTCTTTACTGCTTGCAGTACTATAGCAAATGTAGTAATGACTACCAAACCTACTAAATAGCTCATCCTTTAGCTGCCCATTAAAATTGTGGTCATCAACATCAACAGCAGCCCAACCTCCCCAATCAACAACATTCGCGTTGGCCCTAGTTGAGTCAACCACATAAGTAGCAGGTGATATAAGTTGCGCATCTTTCTTGCCTTCTCTTTCAATTGCGGATAACCCGTACAAAAGATTCTCAAACTCTTCCCACGAGCTGAGGTCCATACGTTTATCCGTCTTGTTATCGAATATGCTGTTAAACAGCGTTAGCGAGATTTCCATGATTGTCCTCATGACTTGGAGCAGTCCATCCTTCAGGTTTGATTAAGTCAGGTAGACCCAATGGATTAGGACGGCTTTCTTTAACACCTGGTTCTTTTGCCATGTTGGCTCGGTGAACCTCATCCCATGCCTTATGCGCATCCACGCCAAAAGCATCCAGTGTACCAATCGCAACAACGCATAGATCAATTAAACCGTCAACGATCTCTTCAGGATCTCGCTCAACGACTGCTTTTTTCGTTTCGTTCAATTCTTCATCAAGAAACTTTAGACGGAACTTAAGGAACTCATCAAGAACCTTCCAATCCACGTCGGATTGCATCTGTGCTTGCATCCACTTATGAACGCCATACTTAGCGTGCATTTCATTGATATCTTTTACCCAATCTTTGCTCATAATATTCTCCTATGCAAAAAAGTCTTCTAGTGTTTGTGTATCCTCGGGATTCCAGCCAACCGCATCAAGAATTGGAATGATTGGATCCAAGAATGTTTTTTCGAACTGCTTATCGTAGTCAATGTACTTTTCAAGTTGTAACTCGGCAGGCAGATAGTCTGGGAAAGAGATTACGTTTTCTCTGATAGGATTAGGTACCTTCATATAGCAGAACTTAATCTTCTCTCCGTTTTGAATCATGGTGTACTTCTTGTCAAGACCCTTGTCCTTGACTGCCATATTATATAACAATGCGCCACGAACATGGATTGGACAGCCTTTCTTATAGATGGTTTTACTGTCCTTCCACTTTGCGATATCGGATACACCGCGTGGAAATGATACCTCCTCAGGCTTAAGGGTTGAGAAGTATTCCTTGAACGACTGAATGGCGTGTTGAGTTTTTGTTTCAGAACCACTTACGATAACCTTGAACAATTCCTTGAGTGCTTCACGACAAGCGGATGGTGTTGATGACTTGATTGCCTCGATGCCCATGATCTTGAGCTTAGGTTCAGCGTATTGAACACCTTCGTTGTTGTGTACGTTTAGAATGTAACGTTTCTTAGCGGTCCATATGCCACGGTCAGCGATTACCTCACGACCCATCTCCATACGATTAGTGTAACACGCGAACTGTTTGAACAGACCATCATACGATTCTGCAAGTACTTTTTCGAACTCACCCTTACATACCTCATCAAGAAACGCAACGGGATCCTTAGGCTCAAACTTATTGACCATCGGACCAAAGTTGATGTACAACGAATCAGTATCAATAGCGATAACATAATCAAAGTTGTCAGTCTTAAGTAGTTGGTTCATACGGAGGTTAACCGTTTTCTCTGCCCAACGAACTGCAAGTTGACCTGACAGCGTGATTGCTTCAGCAACACGGAGATCGAAGTAACGGAAGTAACGATTACCAAGTGCGCCATACAGAGAGTTCATAAGAATCTTGATTGACATTTGTTGGTTTTCGTAATGACTGATGTCACGTTCGATCTCATAGATCCTTTGCTTATCAGACTTATCAGCCTGCTCAAGTAATTGTTTTGCCTCGAGCATTTTGTTCTTGACGAGCCTACGCTCATCGTAGTACTGAACAATGATGGCAGGAATGATACCTTGACGTTCCTTAGAGAAGTAAACTCCGTTTGCGGCTAGAGCCATATTGGAGTTAGGATTGCTTGCGCCATCAAGGCACGTGTCCGGATTAATGTCCGGTTCAGTCATACCCTCGATGATTGTCTCTGGACTCATGTTCCATTGAACAATGATGTTGGGATACAGCGAGTTTAGATCGAATGAACAAACCCACTCGTGAAGACCTACTTGAGGTTCCTTCACGTAACCACCTGGATAGTCAGCTTTGAACTTGTCGGTTGATGGAGGTGGAACAATGTTCTTAGCTGCAAGATCACGATAGATGATCGTATCCCAAATCATAGTTGTTCCAAAAGTATCCTGATAGTTGACACCAGCCTTGTAGGCCATAGTAAGTGCGAGAGTAATCAGACCCATCTTGTCCTCAAGACGGTCAACCAACTCTACGTCCTTGATGTTATAATCAATGAACTTTTGAAAGTCGTGTTTGTACAAGGCATGAAGCGAACTGTGTTCCTCGTAGGACAACTTACGCTCGCCTAGTACAACATGAGCGATATGGTCAAGCTTGTATGATTCCTGTGCGCCATACGAATAACCAAACTTTTGAAACAGGTCATAGTAGTCAAGTTGAGAGATACCATACATTTCGTATGTATCGAGTTCCTTACCCTTGACCGCAATCTTACGGTACTGAACTACACCCCAAGGCGATAGCTTTTTGACCATGTCATCACCCATGATACGAGCGATACGATTGACAAGATAGGGAATATCAAATAGACGAGTATTCCAACCCGTAACGACATCTGGACAATGAGACGAACTACTCCAGTGGTCAAGAAAGGCCAGAAGTAGTTTGATCTCATCGTCACACTTTTTGTATATGACTCTGTGGTCCTGCATATACGAAGCGGATGCATCGTAGTCATACAGACCCCAGACGTAATACGTATTGTCGATGTTGTTTTTAACAGTGATAGAAATGACTGGGTGAGCCGCTTCTTCAGGAAGAGGGAATCCATCGTCGGAAGCAACCTCGATGTCGATCGTTGTTACATTGATCTTATCACGATCAAACTTGATCTCACCTGGGAACTTGTCGTAAATGAATTGGCTGATGTAATTGGTTGTACCATAGATCTTAAAGTTATCGACGTCTTTGTACGTCGCGATAAAATCCTTGGCATCACGCATAGTGTCGAGCACACGTGGCTCAACGCGGGTACCATCGATTGACGAGTACCCAGTGTCCTTATTTGATCTTACATATAAAGTCGGCGAAAACGGAATCTTGCGAAGGACTCGCTCACCGTTTTCGTAACCTGCATAGAGCAGATTGTTGCCATAGCGATTGACGCTTGTATAAAAATTCACAGTTTACCTCCATAATTTAGATACTATTATACCATAGTTCCGCTAGGATGTAAACCATTTTATAGAATTATTTTCTTATCCGGAGTCATTACTTTGCCGAACATCTGCTGATATTGGTTCTTTAACTGTTCGACTGGATCCACCATGAACATGATGAAAGATGGGTTGATATTGAATCCACCGCTAGCGTCTGAATACGCCATGAATGGTGCCAATCCGAGTTGGTTGGCTTCTGTAGGAATCAGGATAGCTACATCAGTAAGGTTATACCCGCCGTCCTGTTCTTTAACATCACAAATTAGCTCTTCACCAGTTGCGATTCTCACGATTTTAATATTTGACATATTTGTCTCCATAGTAAAGGAAAGGGCCCCGCAGAGAGCGAGGCCCAGTTGGTTTTAAGATTCTTTCTTATCAGTCACAAAAGAATAGAGCTTGTCGGCCTGTTCTTTGATTTCATCGGGTGTGTACATTTTTGGAACGTACTTAGACCATGCATCAAGAGCGGCTTCATTATTTTCTTTGGCAAGATCCATTGCGTGATAGGCCATTTGCATATTGGTTTCGTATTGACGATCCAATAATTCTTTAGCCATCTGCAAAACATCATAACGGATTTGATAGGGGTTTGACATAATTTTCTTTCCTTTTTCGTGTGTGTAGCGATACCATTCTATGTCTATGTCGGTATGCATGTGTTATATAGCAAGGACTAAAAAGTCCAAGCTACTCCTACTTCGATCTCTCCGCGATCTTCTGCGTTGAAGTCGTAAGTTGTTTCGGCATACGCCATGGTGTTACCATTGATGTCGTATTCTGCGCCGAGTTCTAGAAGCGGGTAGTTCCCATCATCAAGAATATTTACTACGTTCCAATCATCACCACTCGTGTGGTTGGTTTCGTACATAGTGATTGGCATTTCGCCATATACTGATAGCGGCCCTGCTGCTGATGTCCAGCGCAACTCTGGCTCTACTGTCAAGTGATTAGTCTCAGCATCCACTTTGTGATATGCTTTGACTTCAGTGTTAAGGGCAAGACCCATTCCTAGATCTGCCGCGGCGGTAGATGTTGCTGTTAGTGCTGCTACCGCGAAAAGTACTGCTTTCATTTGTCATGTTCCTTTCTTTGTGACAATGAAGAGGGGTTGACCATGACCCCTCACGCGTTTATTAAGTAACGACCCTTTAGACCCAACCCCTAAGATTAGGATTGGTAGACCATTTCAACTGCTTTTGCCGACGCTCAAGGTCGACTAGGTCAGTTGATTTAGATAGGTATTCTTCTATTCTTTCGACTTCAGTCTTCGGTCTTACCGAGTTCCAAATGCCTGACAATGTCTTGAATACATACCTCATTTGTAGATCCTATCAATGGTTTGCTGGTTAAGCATCATTACGATCTCTTCGTATGTTTTCTTAGGATATTCACATCGAAGATAATGCGCTACTCTGCGATTAGCTTCTGCTTGTCTCGCTAAAATGATTGCTTTACCAACGCTTTTGAAGAATCCAACGATTGATTCAATTACTACCTCAATCGCTTTCGTTAAGTAGCTGTGAGCTACCAGTACTGCTTGTGTCACGTGTGTTTCCCCCGTTACTGATTTTTACTTTACGGGGACGCATTTCTTCTGGAATTACTACCTTCAATTGAACTGCTAGGATTCCATCCACAAGATCCGCTCCATGTACTTGAACGTACTCGGACAGCCTAAAGGTGCGTTTGAACTTCTTCGTAGAAATACCACGATGAATGTACTCGCGACCCTTACTTATATGTTCACCTGAGACGGTGAGAGTGCGATCCTTAACTTCGATTTCAAGTTCTTCTTCATTGAATCCAGCGACCGCTAGTTCAATAAGGTATTCTTGATCGTCTACCTTAACGATATTATGCGGTGGGTAGTGGTCATTTGCATGCCGAGCTACTCGATCCAATTCGTCGAAAAGATGGTCGAAACCAACAAAAGATGCACGTGGGAAAAGTTGCTTTACGCCTGTCATAGTTATCTCCTTTAATAAAGCAAGATTAATAATAGAGCCGGGCCTATCCCGCACTCCAATGTTATTTATACATCGACGTTATTTGTTTCCGATGTTATATTTTGGACATAGCTCCCATTGATCCTTATCCTTAAAGGATATGATCTTAATCTGTCGTAACGGAGCCGTGTCCTTTGCTTCCTGCGCGTTAACCGGAGTAATAAGACCCCAGTCGCTAAGCAGTGTCACAATAGTGTTACGACGCTGTATGTCATTATCTACTAGGTTGGATGGTTTACCGTCAAGGAGAAACAGTTCCTTAAAGTGAACGATAAAGTACCGCCCCTGTTTATGTAGAATATGGCATGATTGGTATAATTTGTTTTCTTTGCGGGAGGCTACCCCGATACGAGTTAGCGTTTCTCTCACCTTCAAGAAGTCATCGGGCTCGTTAAGAATTATCTCCAGCATCATGGCTGGAGTCCACTCTACGGCCACATTATTATTATGTTCTTCCACCTTTATAGACCCTCAATCTCAATTCGTTAATCTGTTCATTACTCAGAAGGGTCAAGGCTTGGCGTGCCTTTTCATCGTTATAGCCATAATATTCTTTGACCGCTTCAACCGCAGCAGATTCCTCAGGCTTGAGCCATTTGGAAAACCTTTTGCGCTTTCTAATTGTATTTATCAAAAAGTCAAATTGAAGCTTTGAGTCTAGGTGGTGATACCTGTTCATTTCATTAGCAAGAAGGACGGTATCATTAAAGTATGATAGACCACGATTAGCCATAAAAGGGTTGTACGCCTTTTCAGACAGATCATCGACCATCAGATCCTTTTTGCTGTAGTTGATTGCGTTTAAGAATTCAAAAGGGTTCATTACCAATGCCTCACGACACCCGCTATAATAAAGAAGCAGGTGATCCAATTAACGAATTGCAACAACATACGAAGATACAAACCTAACCTTGCGTGTTCCATAGTCAACACAGGTACCTTTGGTTCGTCCTCGTCATTGCGGCCGATATAGTAGTCTAGCGCTCTAGCTACAACCTTTTCCCAGATTCGGTATTCTATCATACCCACTCCGCTGAGGCCATGATCTCTGTCATACAAGCTACAACATTGAGTTCATGATCCGCTACGAATGCATTCTTATACTGATAGTCAGCAAGAATGAGAACAACTTGAGGAATGGACTGCGGCTGCAGATACTTACTCATGTTGTCATAGATCTTACGAAAGATTGCTTGCGGTTCCGTATCCATATTGTCAACGACCCACTTGCGCATACCCTTGAAGTTCTTATCCTTAAGAGATCCCATAAGTGCATTGATGTTATCCTCTGACAGATTAACAAGTACACCAGCATCAATACGTCCTGCGACTGAGTATCGTTGACACTCATTGATCACACGACGCCAATCAGGGAAGTACCGTTCAACAAGAGCGGCTACTGCCTTTTGCTCAAACGGTACACCTTCCTTACCAAGAATGTCAGTCATTCGTGCAAAGAAGTTAGCCGCAAGCTGTGGCTTTTGATCGTTAGGAATACCAAACTCGTATACTGAACAACGAGAATGCAACGGCTCAATAATTCGGTTCTTGAAGTTACAAGTCAGAATGAATCGGCAGTTGTTTGAGAACTCCTCGATGAATGCACGAAGAGCAGGTTGTGTTGATTGCGGATTAAGATAATCAGCCTCGTCAAGTATGACTACCTTATAGCCACCTTGAAGTGAGACCGTAGAGGCAAACTGTTTGATCTTACCGCGAAGAGTATCAATGTTACCCTCCTCGGATCCGTTAATTAAAATGTAGTCAAGTTCTAGTTCGTGGCACAATGCCTTAGCGACCGTCGTCTTACCGACGCCAGCTGAACCAGAGAATAACATATTAGGTAATTCGTTTTTCTCAACGATCTTACCGAATACTTCTTTAAGATCAGTTGGGAGAATACAATCAGATATAGTTTTGGGGCGATACTTTTCGACCCATAGAAAGTCAGTAGACATTCACATACTCCATAATAAAATAAGGTGGCCTGCCCTGCAGGACTCGAACCTGCAACCCTCAGCTTAGAAGGCTGATGCTCTATCCAGTTGAGCTAAGGGCAGAGATGAAGAGGGAGACCGAAGTCTCCCCCAAGGATTTAGCCAACATCTTTTGGCATTCGTCCCTGTTCTTCTTCAGTTGGTGCAGCTTCAGCGGCAGGTTGCTCGCCTTCTGCTTCACCTTCTGGGGCAGGTGGTTTATTCGCCTCAACGAATTTAACCAAGCGTCCACGAAGGACACCCACTGATTCCAATTCTGGACCCTCAAAGGCCCCACGTTTGGAACATACGTCGATCACTTGTACCATAGCGGCCAAGTCTTGGATACCCAGTGAAGGTGGTGCTTCCGCAGCCGCCTCCTGTTCTACTGCAGTATCTGCTGCTTGCTCTTCAGACATAATTTACTCCTATAAAAGTTTAGTCGACTAGAGTAGTTTATTTATCCACCAAAGGTAGATGATTTCTCAAGCGCAATCCAATATTCCACGTCAGCTGCCTGACTCTTGAAATGCGAGATTAACTTGCTTGAGATTGCAACATCGTAATCGCCAGAGATAAGTTTGAAGTTACCAATATTGAATACGAAATTAAATTGATCGGATGGTCGTGTAACGTTCGACAGTTCTAGCTCAAAGGAGTTAGCGGTCGAATCATTTACATCAGTGACCATGATCTTAGCGTCAGATGCACCTTCAGCTCCAGTAACAACCACATCACTAACACCAAGAGTTGATGCTGCTTTACGCAATGCGGAAAGGTCGTCGTTGCTTAACGTGAAGGTGACCTCGGTGGACGGCATGACGATGTCCTTGGAAGGAGAAGTGAGAATGGACGGATCCGAGAAGAAGTATTTTACAGAGCGCTTGCCTTCCGCAATAGATACGGAAGTCATTTCCTCATTGAACTTCAATTCTGGATTTTCGAACATGCTCGTCACACCGAGGAACTCGTTCAGATCGTAAATACCAAACTCACGATCTGGGAATACTTCGGATACCGATGCCTTGGCAAGAATGTTCTTAGCCTCGGCCATAGTTTTAATCGTGCTACCTGTTTTGAACACGATGTTAGAGTTAATGTTTGCAAAGTTCTTAAGAACTGCGGTCGTTTCACTTGAAAGATTCATCATTTAGTTTCCTTGGTTTCGTTAAGATGTTTTTGATTCATTGTGTTCCACTGCTGTGGAGTAATGCTATCGATACTACCATTATACACTACTTTAGGCGAATTGTAAATAGCCTCATCAGTATAATTTTCAGCAGTATAAGAAGTTCCTATACCATAAGATAGGTTAGCGCCAAAGTCCATGCTGTCTGAAGGGGAATCAGTTTCCTGTTCCTCATCATGAACATGGAGCGCAATAAGAGCGTAATGCAGAACCTTCATAAGATCCTTTCGGTTCTTACCGTCCTTTTTACCATAACGCTGAACGTACTTTAAGCAGTTGCCTAAAGCAAATCCTTCACCATGACCGCAGTCAATAATGAACTCTGTAGATTGGAACTTATTCTTGGAGTAGTGCCCATCATAAGTACCGTCAATGTACGACTGGAGCTCTGCGATCAGAGCTCCTTCGTTGAACTTATATTTAACCATTCAATGCATCCTCTAAAATATCATCAAGTTGAACATCGGTTTCAGAAGTTGTTGTTTCTGAACCGTCAGTGACCGTTACATCGACCTTGCTATACAGATCAAGGAATGCTTCCTTAGTATCTTGGTCAAAACGGTTTACACAAAGTCCGATTGACTTCATACGATCATTAAAGATCGAGAAGGTTTGGACGATGTGACACAAACGACGAGTCGAGATCAATTCATCGATACCGTCATCATCATATGTCTTACGAATAGTTTCAGACCACTGCGACAGTAGTACTGCGAAATCCTCATCAATACAATCAAACTTTTTCATGTGATTGATAATGATACGCTTTTCAGTCGCAAGTGTTGGATACGGTTGTTCCATTGTGATCGTGAAACGCTCAAGGAAAGCTTCATCGATAATCGTTGCTGCTACGAAACGACCATCATCAGAACCCTTACCTTTAGTGTTTGCTGTTGCAATAACGTTAAATCCTTTTGAGGGACTAACGACTTGACCTGTCTTTTTGATCATAACAGGCTTGCCTTCAAGAACACCTTGTAGACACATGATCTTGTTTGATCCACGGTCAATCTCGTCAATGAGAAGGATTGCGCCTTGCTTCATTGCCTTGATGACTGGACCTTCTGAGAAAACGGTCTCACCGTTAACTAAACGGAAACCACCGATAAGATCGTCCTCATCGGTCTCAGGAGTAATTTGTACACGAACGTATTGACGATTGGTTTTGGCACAAGCCTGCTCAACCATCATAGTCTTACCGTTGCCTGACAGACCAGCGACATATACTGGATAAAAGATACCAGACTTAACGATTGACTCAACGTCCTTGTAGTGACCCCACTTTACGTAAGTGGTATCAAGTGAAGGTACATATACCTCATCGTTCAAAACTGATTGTACTGACGATGCCACTGAAACATTTTCCTTATGTTGTTCATCCCTGAACGGTAGTATAACCGCTTCGAGATTATATACGCCACGACGAACCTTAGGCATTGCGTGAGCGAGTTTGTAACCTTCTGACTTAGGAAAGCCAAGGTTAGACGCCGTAGCCATAAGCTCGGCTGGTGTAAATTCTGTCTTGTCGGATGACGCCAAAGATCTGACGATAGTGTCCTGTGCAAGAGTTAATGTAGTCATAATATAGTCTCCTTCCATTTGATAGTACTATTATACCATAGTCTTCTACCAATGTAAATAGCCAAATGCTATTTTTTTTCACTTTTTTCACTTTTTTTCTTATCTTTCCACCATTGATCTACTCTGTCGTTGTAATCTTTCATACGAAAAAATTGGCTAAATCCTGTATGTCTGTGGTACATCAACTGTGGACCACTAAGGACTTTATCTATAGGTCCGTCCTTAGTGATCTCAATTCCTTTGTCTTTTCTCATGCCACCATTTGAGCAAATTGAGCTGCGAGCACGCGGTTTCCTTTCTTACTGTTAGCGAACTTCTTAAAGGCTCGAGTGATCTCACCTTTGGTTGCGTTCTCACGAATTGCAAAATCTTCAGTATCAGTATCAAGTGTGCGACGATCCGCTTTCACTACGAAGAAACGATCATAACCAAGTGTGTCATCGTATGAGGCAAACTTATTCTTGTTTAGCATTTTGTTTGCGTTACGGAATGACTCTTGATCCCAAGATCCTGTTGCTCTACTGATTGCTCGGTTTGAGTCATAACGACGTTCTGCTAGGAAGAACCCAACATTAGTACAACCCAATGAACGAAGGTTATCAGTCAGTTTCACAGTAAGGTCATGGTTGCTAAACGCTTTAACTATTTTGTTATTTATAGAAACAGCTGTACCACGAGTATGAACGGTTGATGCATCTTCCTTTGTGTACATGTACTGAGCATCACCGTCAGTGATTATCACGTTAATGACGCGTTGCACTGGATGGCGGCTCTTGAACTGTTGTACGATATGCGGCATTGCGATCAGTGATTCGTTTAGCGGAGTACCACCAAGTTGGTCATACTCACCGCAGAAGTTACCGTATGGCATACCGTAACCACAAGTCTGCATAAACATTTGAAAGAACGCAGTGTCGTAATCAGTCTTAGTCATAGACGAAGATAAAAGGTTAAAGATACGAACATCACGGTGGTCAATATCACCAGGAAGTAGGGTTGCTTTAGCGTTTTCCCATCTGCCGTTAGTAAAGCCATAAACCTCAAACGGTATATTGACTTTCTTACAGAACGTTGATAAGTTAAGTATTTGCTTGATGACTGATCCCATGATCCCATGCATTGAGCCTGAGTAGTCAACTAGCATAATCATACCGTGTGACTTTGCATCAGCAAGTTTTGTAACGCGGCTAAAGATATCGTCGTTGTACTTGTAGCTGTGTAGCTTGTTTACGTCCAACGAACCAGAGCGTGCAGTCTGAGCACGGCTGTATTGATATGCGGCTTTACGCATCTCAAACTCTTTAGCCATGACTGATGTTACCTTTTTAGTTTCAGCCATAAACTCAGCGAAGTCCGATGCGTGTTCAGAGACGTCGTATTTGTAACCACCAGGGTTTGCCTCCATAACCTTTTGACGAGAAGCCATTACTTCCTTGTAGGATACAAGCATATCGTTGATCTGTTCCTTACGAAAACCATTTACGATCTTTGGCTGTGATCCTACTTCATCGGTATCAAGTAGCTTACTTTCGTTACGACGAAGAGCTTCATCAGTCTCAACACGGTGAGACTTTTTGTTGGTTAGTGGAGAATCAGCAAGTTCACGATTGCCTTCCTCACCACCTAACTGCTTCTGGTTATCCTCAGTTTTGTCGCCATCACTGTCTTGACGGTGTCCACTCGGATGTTGATCAGCATCAGCATCAGATCCGTTGTTTTGATCTGTATCCATCTGCTGTTGAGTGTCGGTATCATCTCCACCATCTTCGTCAGCAGATCCAAAATCCTCAGTTTGAGATTCAGCATCTTGATCTTGACCTGAAGACGGCGCTTGCGCCTCTGCGGATTGTAACTCCTCAGTTTCATTGTTATCCTCCTGCTCAGCAAACTCAAGTAAGGCTCTGCATACGTTAAGAACGTCATCCCAAGTCTCAACGTTCATAGCCATGTCTACGAACTGCTGTTCAATTGCGTTAAAAGGTACCTCAACAAGTTCGCGTAGTTTGGACTTAATGTTAAGGCGATTCATAAACGACATATCCGAAATGTCTTTGCCTGCGATCTCAAAGAAGTCGTTCTCAAACAGATGTGCGTAGCCTTGCTTAAAGGAACGGACCAACCCAGGATACTGTCTCTGGATTTTTTTCTCAATACGGATATCTTCGACTATATTGATAAACGCGCGAGGGATCCCAGGAACTTCGATCTCACAATCGTGCCAACCTTCGGCTGGTGTATAAAGGGCATGACCTACTTCGTGACCGACCAACATATCAAGCAAACCTTTGTTATCATACTTCCACATAGGTAAGCAAAGAATACGATTTTGGACGTCAAACGATGCCGTATGGTAGTTCCCATAGCGGACGGTGATGTTCTCCTTCGCCAGCAGTTTTGCTAGGATTGACTTTGACTCGTTCATGGCTACTCCTTCCATTTGATAGTACTATTCTACCATAGTTTCGTATGGATGTAAATAGCTAATATGCATATTTATGAAAAAAAGTTCATTTTTTTTAGCCAGAGACGTAATTTTCCTTAGGTCTGTACCAAACTTTCTGATGATATATCTTAGCCAACAGATCAACAACGCGTCGTTTATCGTCATTATTGCTTAAGTTAGACTGTAGTTCCTGCAGAGCTTTTTCTATCAAAGCTATGTCTTTTACGTCTAATCTGAACTCCGTGTTTGGTTTCATGCCACCATCTTACTAAAGTTGTGCTCCTTGGCGAACTCAATCTTACTACGGAATTTACCATCCAATAGATCACCCTTGTGACTGATGACGAATACGTTTGAGTCGTCCTCCAGTGTACCAAGGATCTTCATAAGGTTATCTACGCCGTCATGGTCGAGTGAGCTATCGAAGGTTTCGTCCAAAACGAGGAGGTTTGTTGATGTTGAGTTTTTCATACGTGCGATCTGTCGCCATGTAAACAACAAGGCCAAATCAATACGCTGCTTTTCACCCTCAGAGAACGATGCATAATTGAACGAATCCCTATGGCGTGACTTAATGACCTCGTTAAAGTTTTCGTCAAGGTGGAACGATACAAAGAAGTCAAGTACTTGTAAGTAGTTGTTCACCAGTTTGTTCATCACTGGTAGATACTCCTTAATGATCTTAGTCTTGATGCCAGTGTCCTTTAACATTTCAGCCGCTGCGTCGTTATAGGTTCTTTCATCGATCAAATGGAGTTTTTGTTCTGACACACCGTCACGTTCCTCGACCAGAGTGGACAGTTCAGAGTTGGCCTTGCCTAGATCTCCGCCCTTGCCATTAAGGCTGCTGATGTCGTTTTCGACATTTCGTATCTGTCCTTGCATCCTGGAGATTGATGTATTGTTAGAAGAAACAAGTGATGTTCTCTTCCGTACTTCCTCGGAAATTTCATTGAGCCGTTGAATATCCTGTTCCACAGAAGTTGACTCTGTAGAGACATCGTCCATTGCTTTGTGAAGCTCCGCCGCTTTGTCTTGGGCTGTTTTGAGTTTCCCTGATCTAACACTCTCACTAATATCTTGGGAACATGTGGGGCATGAGTCATTATCCTCATAAAACTTCGCGTCTTTAACGACTGTCCTAATTTGCTGTTGGAACTGAGCTTGGTATTGGAGTAACGCTTGCTTTTTGTCGTGTTGCTTTTTAAGGTTTGACTGAAGCTCGTCCTGGACCTTTTCGATGTAATCAGTGGCCTCTTTACATTGCGACTGTAACGTATCGATTTCTTTGTTGAGGTTGTCGATCTCTTTACGTTTTTCTTTAATCTGACCATCATTAATCTCCGTAATATCTCTAATGTACTTACGCTGTAGGGTTACCTTTTCCTTCATAAGCTCAAGGCGATAGTTCGTATCGTTGATCTCTTCCTTGAGTTTACCGTTTCTTTCCTTAAGGATTTGATTCATTTTACTAAACACCTGTATATCCAACAAGTCCTCGATTACTTCACGTCGGATGTAAGCAGGTAGTTGCATAAAGGGAATGAATGAGGATGATCCTAGAACAACGATCTGGTGAAACGATTTGTGGTTTAGCTTAAGAATGTTTTGCTCAAGGAACTTTTGGTAGTCACGAGCCATGGAGGCCTGATTGATCATATTGTCGTTTTGCCATATCTCAAACTTATTTGGCTTGATACCACGAACAACCTTAAACGAATGTGGTCCAATGTCAAACTCAACCTCAACGACGGTACCCTTACCATTAATAGTATTGACCATCTGCAGTTTATTAATATCGCGGTGAGCCTTACCGAATAAACCAAACGACAATGCGTCAAGCAGTGTTGATTTACCTGAGCCGTTTTGACCGACGATTAGTGTTGATGGCGATCTATCGAGTTGTACCTCAAGGAACGTGTCACCGGTTGATAGGAAGTTCTTCCATCTTACATTACGAAACTTAATCATAGGATCTCCATATTCTGTGCTTCGACGTATAACCCTCGCATCAGACCCTTCATCTTTTCTTTATCAAGTTCGGTATCAACCGACTCGACGTATGTGTCAAGCAACTCTGTGGTATCCTCAACGGATATCTCATCGTCGTTAACATTTGAGCCAAGGAACTCATCAAACGTTTCTGCGATCTTTAACTCATAGGTATCCACCTGATGTATACGATCAATGAAACGATCAAACAAGAACGGATCCGACTTATTAGCAACGACTACCTTTACGAACTTATTCTTAAGTTTATCAACATCAAAGTTGGTATAGTCGTTAACCTTATCGTCATAAACGACCTTCTCAAAGATAGAGATAGGATTGCGAACTGGAGTTAGTTCCCTCGTTTCTGTATCGATCACGTGAAAGTATTTTGGATCGCCGGCGTCAGCCCAGGTAAACTCCATCTGAGACCCTAGGTAATGGACATTGCCCTGTTGCGATTTTGTATGGAAGTGGCCTGTCATAACACACTCGAATCTCTTAAAGACTTCGGCCGACATGCCGTGCGTGTTTTGTACTCCGCGCATCATTTCGAAACCAGTCAGTTCGAGGTGGGCGCCAACCCATGAGGCATTACACTTACCTAAGAACTTCATCGTTTCTTCGTAGTTCTCGTTATTGATCCATGGTACCAGTGCTATCTTTAGACCATCATAGTCTAAGACCTTTGGCTTCATAACGATGTTTACGTTTGATGTAAAGTATCCAAGTAGTTCCTTAAGGGAACACAGATAGTTAGTGTTCTTATAGTATACGTCGTGGTTGCCCGGAATGATATCCATGCTAATACCATCGTCACGCATACGTTCAAGAAACGATTTACGATTTTGATTTAATGCCTTAAAGTTGACGTACTTACGATGGTCGTAATAGTCACCAAGATGAAGTATCTGCGTAATGCCGTGTTCCTTTAGATAAGGAAAGAATACTTCGTTGTAGAATCTGTCTTGGTAATTAAGGAAGATGTCTGAGCTATTTCTGACACCACAGTGGGTATCATTCAAGACTGCGATTTTCATATGTTATCCCATAAACAATTCAACGCCTGAACGTTTTTTAGTTTTTTGCTTTTTCTTTTCTTTTGTTGCGAATTCTTTGATCTGTGTATCATGGTCGCGTACCTTATCAATACGGTCCTTGAGTTGATCAACGAATGCACGACTAACCGATTGGTCAACCATACCGCCTTCATCGTATTGAATAAAGTCGTCAATACCTGCTTTCTCAATGAATCTGAACTTGATGTCCTGCTGACGTTTTTCCTTGGCCAACCTACGAAGAAATGCATAGTAGCAAATCTGTGTAAAGTAAGCAAAGGCGTTAGGGTTACCAGTTCGAGTCGCTGTTTCAATGTTGTAGTTGGTCACTGCTTTGAGACAGTTCTCAACTGCGTCCATCACCATCTCTTCGCGGTAGGTATAGCGAATAAAGTTGGACTTGTGGGATAAACCCTCAGCGATCTTAAGAAAACACTCTGCGATATAGTCAGGAACGATAGGTAGCTTTTCGTTCTTTTCCTCGGCCTCTCTCACGAGTTTAACGTAATCAACGACAGCCAGAGAGAACTGCTTGTTGTTGACGTAGTGTGGTTTTTGCTTAGGTTTCATAATACTCCTCAATCACTACGATATCATATTGTACTATTATACTATAGTTTAGGTTGAATGTAAATAGTTAATTAATAAAAATAATTTCATAAATATGCATATTAGCTATTTACATATCTAGGAAACTGTGTTATAATTAATTGTACCGCCGGGAGCAGGGGATATACTATATTAATGGAGCTTAGTTTTACTAGAGTTTAGTTCCATCATAGCCTCAAGCATGTCTAGTTCCTCAGGCGAATCATTATACGAAGGATCTTCTAGTTCTTCAGGATAATCCTTCTGTTCCAAACACATCCTTACGTATCTTTCCTTAACATCATTGTCACACTCGACGTGTGATACGATATGCATGGGGTTTAGCGCAACGATGTCAGTTTTAGATAGTGGTTGCCACTTAGTGAAAACAAATCCTTGAGTCCGCTCTTTCATCATCGTGTGTAGTTCCATAGGGGACTCAAGAATAATCATAGTATTCTCATTACCCTTAACCAAAGAAATCAGCTCCTCCCCCGAGGACAACTTGAAATGGCGAATGTTGACGTCGTCTAGCTCATTCATATGTTAACCTCATAAATCTTGTAGTTAAATTTTTCTTTAGTATATATCTTTATTCTCTCAGCCGCATGATTGAGCGTGTAATTTTTGTTCTTTTTCCAGTGGAGATCATCGGCGATGTCAAACAGGATTGTATCTCGTCCATCTTCTGATTTCCGTAATCCTCGTCCGATTGACTGTAAGACTCTGATCTGCGATTTAGACGGAGAAGCAAATATGATATTATGCAGGTTCCGTATATTAATACCAGTAGAGAAAGTACCAAGACTAGCGACAATGATAGCATTTTTTTCGTTCTCCGTAATCGATCTTATTTGCTCTCGAGTATCGACATCAGTTGAACCAGACACGAAAAATATTTTTCTTCTACGGTGAGCTCGGTCATTGATCATATCATATAATGGTTTACCGTGCTTTTCTACATACTGAAAAAGTACTAGGGTATTTCCTTCTTGGTCCAGTGCTAAGTTACTAATAAACAAATTGCGAGGTTGGTGTGTAACGATAAAGTCGAGTTCTTCTTGATATTTAATTTTATTTATACGTTTACATAATTCGTCAGAATACTTAAGTAAAAGTACGTTGATAGTTAGGTCAGCCAGCGAACCCTTATCCATCAGATCCTTAGTGGTAGTGACATAATATGCTGGTCCAAACAATCCCTCCAAGACAAGTTTATGGGTCTGCGTCCCATCAAGAGTACCAGTGGTACCAAAACGATACTCAGCATCACGCAGCTTAGTAAGTATAGAGGTAAGAGACTTCGCCTTAAAATTATGCGCCTCGTCGCCGAACACCGCGCCAAACTGTTCGAACCAAGTCCCAGGAAGTTTATATATCGATTGCCAAGTTGAGATAACCACCCTTTCGTTTTCGGCGAACTTAGGTCTGCCAGCGTATATCCTGTGACAACTAGACTCAGTGTCGAAACCATCATCGTATGCAGAGTAGTCAGCGAAGTCAGAATACATTTGTTGAACCAACGAGGTTGTCGGTACAATAATAAGGACCCTCTTATCGTGATTTGCAAGGTACCATCGAAGTAGACTGTATATGATGAGTGACTTTCCCGATGCCGTAGGTGAAACAAGTAAGGCAGACTTCCGACTGAGACCGTGCCTAATCGCTTCAAGCTGATAATCCCTAGGCTCAATTGCTTGTCCTTTCGATGATATAGTTAGGTCATTCATGAACGACATATCAACGTCAGTCTCTGCTCCAGGGTAACCATACACAAGATCTTCTTGCAGCTCAATAGTATGGCCACGTTCTAAACTAGCAAACTCGTTAAGATACGCAAACAATCCAGCATACAGCTCTTTGGTCTGAGAGTTGTATAACCTAATACGACCGTCCCACATTTTGTTTTTGTACGCAGGCATAAACTTATACCCAGGAACAAAGAAGGTGAAGAAATCAGTCAGCTCGTTCAAAGCCGACGGTTCTCCATCAACGGTTATATACGCGTGATTCTTTTTCTTAACAGTCAGTACTGACATTACATGCCCGATGTAAACTGGCGCCACTTAATCATATTACCAATATTTTGATGCCGCCACTTGATGTTTTCCATGATCTCAGAAAGGGTATCAACCAGTGTTTGGAGATACTCAATGTGAGCGTTAGCTTCTTGAATGTGTTGGTCTGAATCATAAAAATGATCCATGTCGCCTTTTAATACCTTAAGACCATTCAATGGATCGTACCCCCAACCTAGTTTATCCATCTCTGCTTTTGACATTTTGCCATTGTACCACAGCCATTTGTTCTTAAGCAGCACTTTGAACTCCATCTCCTTCTTACGAAGCTGAAGCTTTGTTACTGATAGTAGTTCTAAATATTTGGAGTGTAGTTTTGCAGACTGCTGACTAGCAGTGTCTAGGTTTAACTCATCGATAGGAGAGTCGTTCTTCCACATCTCAAGGACTTTGTCAATCGTGATCATAATATACCTCAAAGCGTATCCCAACATTAGGATACAAAATTATTTATACGAGCTTAAAGTAGGAGTAGTTAAACGTTACGTTGCCTACTAGGTACTCAACATCGGTTGAGCTAGCATCAAATGGTAGAGACGATAGGTTCGTTGGATACGCGTCAGTGAACTTAATCTCACGTGATACGTTGTTGTGAGAGTTCAAAATCATTAAAGACATGTCTCGTTGTTTACGAACACCAGTATCGTCCTCGACCACAAGACCCATCATCCAATCGTGAATTTCTTTATAGTTAACCAGATCCTCGTCGATCAAAAAGGTCATTTCAAATTGACCATACTCGACCTTATCTGGCATTGAGGTAATGTTTCTTTGTGGTGTATTTAACGGTGCACCAGTAACCGACAAGTCAGGAAGCGCAACGGTTTGTACCGTAAACTGAGCGTTCTTATACTTTTGGTTATCGATCAACAACCTAAATCCGGAAGGACTTACGAATGTTGGGTTAGCGATTACTTGGCTCGTCTCTGCGCCCTCGCTAAAATCGACGTTAAGCTGATATGCCATTTGCTAAACCTCTAGTCTAAAGCCATATTGACTACTTTGTGTAGTCTACCTGCCTTCATTAGTTTGTGTAGTTTCTTCATATATTTTCTAATCATATAACTATTTATACACAAAAAGAAGGGGGCCTAAGCCCCCTTCAACGAGTACATTAATGTACCTTCTTATTATTAGCCTTCGCCAAGAATGTTGTCGACACGCATAATACGGAAGTATTGGTTCTGACGAGCAGTACCGATTCCGTCTGGTGAAGCTTCAACAAATGGGTTGGCGATCATGCCGTAGCGAGTTTTGAAACCAATCTTCGGCTGGAAGTTGTTCTCACCAACTGCACGAACCATAGTCAATGGAACGTATGGGCAATAGAACATACCTGCGTCGTATGGGTTAGCACCACGGTAACCAACAGTCAAGTAGTTCACAGTTGCATATGGGTCGATGTAGACCTTAATGCCACCTGTAAGTGTACCTGCGAAGGTGTTACCTGAATCGTCAACAGCAAGACCTGCATTGCCAGCAAGAGCTGGAGTATAATCCAACATGCCAGAAGCAGAAAGTGCAGCAGCTACATCAGAAGAACACAGGATGAAGTTACCTTTACCGCGACGTGTTTCACGTGCGATAACATTTGCTTCACGCTGGATCTGTACCAACAGACCTTTGTACTTCTCAACAGACCAACGGCCATCAGCGTCAGTATCCAAGTCGAAGATACCTGCAGTTGTCAGGTCAGCTTGCTGGGCACCGAGCTTAGCGCGTGAGTTGATTGTACGAACCATCTCGCGGTTGATTTCTGCAAGGATCTCAGCAGACAAGATATTTGCCAACTCAGATTCAGCATCCAAACCGTGGATAGCTTTAAGATCCTGTGCAAGCTCCATAGTGTACTCAGCTTTCAGAGCACGGCTACGAGCAGTCACAGTAGCTTTGTCAATAGTGAAGCTCATTTCACCAAACGCGTTGGTTGAGCTATCACCAAGTGCTTCAGCTTCTGCAGTAGTCATACCACCACCGAAACCAAAAGTATCTCCTACGTTGTCAGAACCAGAATCAGCTGAGTCTGCATCGACGGAGAAGTTAGGCAGAGACGAAGAATCGCCACCGTGTGTACCGTTCTTAGCTGTACCAGTGTTACCGTTGAACGAGCTTGAGCTGTAATCAGTGTCAGCTTCGTTGAACAGTGCTTCAGTAGCAGAAGTACGAGATGCGTTGTCGTTGTAGCGAGACTTCATAGCGAAGATCAGGCCAGTAGGACCAGACATTGGCTGAACACCAGCAATGTCATATGCAATCAGGTTAGGCATTGCACGACGAACGAGTGAGATCAATACTGGATCCCAGTTGTTAATTGCGCCTGTGCCGGCTGAAGTAGAGTTAACAGGAGCCGCCTCAGTCAAGTTGAACGATGCTTGCGCACGCTCTTCTTTCAGAGCCTTCTCTGTGTTTTCAAGAACAGCAGCAGTTACCGCTTTCTTATATTTGTCACCCAGTGCAGGTGCGCCTTCGGCGTCAAGTACTGGGTTCCATTTTTCCATTAATTGATCGGAACCAAACATTGGACTTTCTCCTTATTGAGATGATTTTTTAATCGCAGCAAGATATGCTTCCATCATCGGCGAGTGTTCAACTTCGTCCGACGCTTCAGTAGTTTCTTCCTGCATGGGTTGAGTTTCAGTTACTTGTTGCTTAAAGTAAGACTCCTTGATCGTATCAACCTTTTTAGCAAAGGCTTCTGCGCTCTCAAAGTTTACGTCTTCAACAAGACCCTTAAGCTTCTCAGCTTGTGCTTCAGAGAGACCTGCACTAGACTCAACAATGATTGCCTCACGAGTAAGTTTTGCAACCTCCTCCTTCAGATCAATGTTTTTCTCTACTGTGCCATTAAGCTGCTCTTCCAGTTCGTCGACTTTGTTGGCGAGATCGTCAACTAGGTCAGCCTTACCTTCAGGTACCTCAATGTAGTGCTCAGTAAATACGCCATGCAATGCTTGAATGAATGACTCAGCGATTTCAGTACGGAGACCGTTCTCAATCGCAATTTTGTTTTCTTCCATCCAATTCTCTACAACGTAGTTTAGGTAGCCATCGACTTTTTCAACAAGGTCGTTCTGGATGCGTGTAGTTTCCTCAGCAAGCTCTTCGGCATACTGTGCATCAACACTTTCAATGTGCTCAGCAAGTTTTACCTTCAGCGCTGCTTCAAAAATTACTTCAGCCTTTTCCTTGAACCCTTCGGAAAGAGTTGCTTCGGAATCAACCAGAGCATTCAGATCCTCATCAAAGTTGCCTTCGACGATAGCGTCTTCGTCAGTTTCGAGACCTTCAGTTGCACACATTGCTTCGTATGCAGCCTTCAGTTCATCTTTTTTCATTTTGGACATCTGCATAGACATAGCATTAATCATGCCTGCCTTTGTTTTTGGTAGCGATGTTTTAGCGGGTGCTGATTTTTTTACTGTAGCAGCAACGTCGGCAGCAGCCTTTTCTCCATCAACTTCCATGTCAGCCTTACCCTTAGCAACCGGGGCTTGAGCCTCTTCCAAGGTTTCTTCGTCAGAAACTTCAACGTCTTCAACGACATCATCTTGGAGTTCTTTGATGTCCTCGATCGGATCTAATTTTTGATCAGACATTTTTTTTACTCCTAATCGAGTTAAAGTTTTGAGAGGAAATCTTTGAAGGCTTTCATCTGTGTTTCCGCTAAGCGGTTAGATGGTGCCCGTTTGATCTCAGTCTCGAACCGTTCAATTTCTTGCGCCTTTAGGATTCCATTATCCCAAATCCATTCAACACCTTCCATGATTCCATTGACAAACGCCTCTGGAGCGGAAGGATCCTGAACTATATCGACGGCTGATAACATAAAATCATTACTGACTACGTTAGCGCCGTTCTTTTGCACAAGACTACCCATACCACGACTTGAAACACCGAGCTGAACCCCACCATCCATAAGACCTTCAACGATCCTACCCATAGGAGTATCCAACACGAGTGCTTTACCCATCACATTATCACCATCCCATTTTAGTTCGGTGATGCGATGAGATACTTTATCCAAGTTAATAGACGGACCTTCTGGATGATTTAACTCACCGACTGCCCGACTCTTGGAAACTTGTTCGCTGACATATTTGTCAACTGCGGATTCTAATGTTGCTCGAGGATACACACGGCCGTTGCGATTCTTCTGCTCGGCCTGCATAAAGACTCCTTCAATAATACGTTGTTTCTTACCGTTCTTCTCTTCGGTAATGATACTGTACTGAAGGTCCTCAGTGTATTCTGTAATCAGCTTCATTGATTATCCCAATATGTTTTGCTCAGTTCGCCGCGATTCGCTGTTGGTGAATCTCCGACTCTCCGAACTTTTGTATAAACCTCATGACCTTTGAAAGTCCTAACTCCGCTAGTTTGTTTTAACCAGAGCGGACGATATGGACTACCAACGCCAGGATCGGCTGGTGCATTATCATATTCCCAGTTGGGATTATTTGTAATAGCGACCCATGCCATTTGTTACTTCCCCATCAAATCCGTAAAATCTTTAGCAGCTTTTTCTGCTTCCTTTGCGGACTTAAATTTGTCTAACATATCGCCATCTACATAAGCGATAAAATCTGAACCTTTTTTAGAAACGACTGCGTCGTATTTGCCTTTGCCAACCTTAAACTTTTTTACCTGCTTTTCACCTGGCTTCAACTTAAAAGAGGCTTCACTCAGACTCGTCCGAAACTCCGTGAATTTCATCATCTGTTTCTACCTCTTGTTCTGTTTCAATCTCATCCACCTCAACGGCGGTTTCAACTCCAGCCATGGTGTTGGCCAATTCAATTTTTCGGTCATTCATTGCAGAATTAATTTTATCCTGCATAACATTCGCAAACGATTTTTCAGCATCAGCCATATTACCTGAGCCTACTTGTGTTACGAAATCCATTACGTCAGCCATTCTATTATCCTCATTCTATTTTATTTATAAAAAATTAAATTTCTAGAGATCATCAATACTGATATCGCCTTCTTCACCGTCTTCCTTTTCGGCATTGATTTGCTTATCAATCATTTCGATCTCATCGTCGGTTTGCATTAAGATGTTCTTACGAACCCACTCAATAGAATAGTATTTACCAACATATTCATCGAGTTCTCTAAGGGTAGACATACGTTCCCTTAAAAGTTCCGACTCTTTCAGTTCAACAAAGTGTGTGTCCTTCAAAAAGTCAATGTTTATGTCTTGACTGATTTCTTTCCACTCACCCTCAGTAATGATTCCTTTTAGGATCAACTGAGTTTTCAACAAGTCCATGAAAAGACCTGAGAATTTTTTACGAAGTCTGGCGATAAACTTCTGGAATTTTAGTTCATCACGAGTAATCTCTGTGGCTCTTCCAAGAGCAAACTGTGATTCTTGTTCTAGACGGTCAGTTGGAACGTTGAGCGCTCTGTACAATTTCTTTTGAAAATAGATGATGTCTTCGATCTGTCCGAGGTTTTCCCCTCCTGGTAGGGTCGTGATCTCTGTACCTCGACCACCTTCTCTACGCGGTAGCCAGAAGTCCTCGAGCATCGACATGTGTTTACGATCGTCCTTGAGTTCGCCGGTATTAGCATCATACACCATCTTGTTTCTGTATTTTGACATAATGTTGCGAAGGTATTCCTCCGCCTTACCCTTAGGTAAGTTACCTACGTCGATATAAAAGATCCTGCGCTCGGGTGCGCGCGAGAGGCGGTAGATAACCAACGAATCTTCCATCATACGAAGCTGATTCACTGGCTTTAGTGCTTTATGAAGATAACCTAATACCTTCTTACGGGATGGATCCAACAGACCAGAAGGAATGTATGTAACCGCATCCTTAGAAATCTTTAGCCCTTGGTTGGACTTATCAAGAGGTTCGTTTTGATAGATGTAGTATTCCTTAACATCCTTTACGATCTTAATACCAGTCTTCTTATCGGTATCGTGTTCGACCTCTTTTACCTTACGAATCTTAGTAGCGTCAATAGGTCTTACTTCTATTAGCCCACGCTTTGGATCCGCGTTATCGATAATCTTGTGATAGTATAGTTTGGAATCAACGTACCATCTTCTAAAAATCTCATGACCGTACCAACTAAAGTTTAAGAGATTGACCACAGTCTCAAACTCTTCAAGCATTAGCTTTTTGATTTTTGCTGGTTGATCCAAATCATCAAGGATAAGTTTAACCGGAACACCGTCAGTGTCCGATACCACTGCTTCGTTAATGATGTCTTCGATCGCAGCATCGCATTCTGGTTGGAACGATGCATCACGATACTTCATGATTAGTTCTTTTTCGGTTTTGGCTGAAGATGCATCCATGTCTAGGTAGGAACCGAAGTATCCTCCAGCATTGATTACCTGACCAAGGCCGTCATCAGTCTCAGGTGGAACAAACGAAACTTTTTTCTTTTCGTCGGTTTCTTCCTGTCCTTTACGTTTTATTTCAAATCCAAATAGTTCAGCCATCTTTCACCTCTGTGTAGTAACACGGGGAGGATAGACCCTCCCCGCTATACTATTTATCGCTTAAGTTGTAGTGCCGGATTCCCAGTACTGAACTTGAAGCTCAACCGTGAATTCCTCGATTGCGTTTTCGTTATCGTATGATAGATCGATAGCCGAAACGTTTGTCGGGAATGTTCCACGGAAATCATAACGTTTAGTCACAACACCTGATTTGTCCAACTGCTCAACGATCATATCTGCTTGATAATCCGCTGGGTTAGTTAGACCAGTGTTGTTCTGATGTTGGTTAATACCATTCATCCAACGCTCAAATGCATTGCGCACTTCCATGTTTACGTCGTTGATGATAGTGATATTCCAAGGTTCAAACGTACGATCACCTGCAAATTGTACCTGACGACCACGGAATGGTACCGTGATAGGTGCAATGATTGATGCAGGTAACTGAGCAGCCTTACACATGAAGGATGTCAGCTCGACGTTGCCAGCCGCGTAACTAGGAAAGTTAACAGTGGCCTTGAAAAGGTTGGAACGTGCACCGCCACCTACGAGCTTTGACTTAAAGTCATCTACTCCTAAAATTGCCATCTCTTACTCTCCTTATTGTCCAACGACCTCGCTGAACTCTACACCAGTACGAGTGGCGATAAAGTTTAGCGTGATAAAGTTGATAGAACGAGCAGGCTTGACGAAGATATCTGCAACGAAGCGGTTGGAATCAATTACCTCACCAGTGTTATTTGTTTCGTCACAAACAACAGCGAAGTCCGTGATACCACGACGACCTTGAATATCCCTCAGGAACGGCTCGACCAAATTCCTGAATTGAGCTCTTGTGAACTCATCGTTAAACTCAAACAACTGAAACTTAGCAGCGGTTGAGATTGCCTTCTCCATAGTAATAAACAATCTGCGAACGTTAATACGATCGAATGCAGAAGGTTTACTTTGTGCAGTTTTGTCACCGTAAAGAACGATTCCTTGTCCTGGGAACGAAGCGATAGGATTCACTCGAGCCTTGTACAAAGTATCTCTTTCGGCTTGTGTTGGGTTAAACTTCAACTTAGTTACACCGCGAATTACTCCACGTGTGAAACCAGCAGGGGAGAACCATGCATCTGCGACACCATCAGTATAGGCACAAAGACCTGCAGTGTTACCTGCGTTACCGATCCAACGATATGCATCGTTGTACTTGTCGTAGACATAAATGACTCCTGAATCAAGTACACCGTAGGACGATGAATTGATAGAGTCTGCCCATGTTTTTGTTGCTGCTGCATCTGCAGTAGCGATTGGTGGTGATACGAACGCGACGCAATCCTTTCTTGCGGCCGCGACTGCGATGATAGTATTAGCATCAGTTGAGCTTACCGCTCCACCAATGATAAGGTTAACATCCAAAGTTTCTGAATCACCGAATGCGCTTGAGTAAAGTGCAGCTACACTGGATGGTGCAACATCAGTACCACCAGACAACGTAAACTCATCATCGTCAGTACCCGTTGCGCTTACTGCATCGGAACCAACCCATACCCATTTCGAGGTACGGTTAATTACGTCGTTGATATACTTGGATGATCCATCATCGTTTTTAGCTCCAGCCGTAACTGATAGATTAGCAAACTTTTCAAGAACAGTATTCGCTGAACCAGAAATGTCGCCATCCTCATCAAGTACGAGAACGTGTACTTCGCCAGCATCGGGTGCGATATCGAATTGGCCCTGCCAAGAGACAGAAGCTGCATCTGAATCAACGCCCCAAGAGGTATTCTTAATTACGACTACCTTTAGCGAGTTTCCAAGAGCTCCAGGATACTTAGCGATGAACTCGCCTGTACCTGTTAGTGTTAGCGAATCATAGTGGTCCTCATTCTTAACGAGAACGTTTGCGTCCCCAGAATCAGTACCGCTGTCCGCGTTAACTGCTGCGCCTACACCACGGTAGACTTTTAGGTTGTTTCCATACTGCAAAAATGATGCAGCATTAAGGAAATCATTATAGATTGTGGCGCTGGGTTCTCCGAATTTGTTGACCAATTCCTTTTCAGAACCAACAGTAACTACTTCTTCAACAGGGCCCCAGCGGAAATGTCCGGCAACGGCTCCTATTGATGTAGATACAGCTGGGACTACGCTGGTCAGATCAATTTCTTTGACCTCAACA